TGGCCAATACGCTAGAAACAACAACAAACTATGCAAGCCGAGTGCGTTGGTCTGGAATCAATGATGAGACTACATGGACTTATTCGCAGACTACGCAGTCTGACAAGCAAGACATTCCTGACGGTGGCAACATCGTAGGCATCACGGGTGGTGAGTTTGGCCTTGTTCTTTTAGAGCGTTCAATCGTTCGGATGAGCTATATCGGTACTCCGTTGATTTTCCAGTTTGACAACATTAGCCGAGGCACTGGTTGCTTGGAAGCTAACTCGATTGCTCAGTATCAGGGTGTGACGTTCTTCTTGAGTGATGACGGATTCTATATGTGCGATGGCCAAAAGGTCACGCCGATTGGTTCAGAGAAAGTTGATCGCTATTTCTTTGAGACATTAAACCTGTCAGATTTGTCAACAATGTCTGCGGCCATTGACCCAATCCGCAAGTTGGTGGTTTGGAACTACCCAACGTCAGGCAACTTGAGAAAGCTGCTGATCTACAACTTTAAAACAAGCCGCTGGACAGACGCAGACGCTGATACAGATTTCATTTCTGACGCTTCTACGGGTGACGTAACGCTAGAGCAGTTGGACACAATTTCAAACTCTATTGATGCACTTTCTCAGTCGCTTGATTCATCTGCGTTTATTGGTGGTCAGCACTTTTTGGGCGGCGTAAAGGATACGTCTGTATTCTCTTTGACGGGCTTGCCTAGTGCTGGAGTTATTGAAACTGGCGACATAGACATTGGCGCACAGTCATTGGTTACATTGGCTCGACCACAAGTTGACGGTGGTTCTGCATCTGTGGCCATTGCTTCACGGGCTAGGCTTGACGGCGCATTGACTTACTCTGATGATGTTGCCGCAAGCTCTGAAAACAGGGTTTCATTGCGTAGCGCAGGCAGATACCACCGATTAAGGGTTACCCCTAGTGGAACAGGTTGGTCTAATGCGGTTGCTGTGGATATTGATGTAGTTCCGCAGGGTGGCCGCTAATGTTTCGCGTTCTACCTCCATACGGTGGCGACCAACGAGCTGTGGCCGAGGTTGTCAACGGGATAATGAACGGCAAGACTAATAACACTGGGACTGTGACATTAGCCACTGGCGGGGCAATAAGCACAACGATAAATGATGCTCGCATTGGCGCTGATAGCAAGATTATCCTTGCGCCAGCCTCTGCTGCTGCTTATGCAGATACTGTCCCGTATGGAGCGTTTCAGGATTCCACAGACCAAACTGCGGCCAATACAACAACTGCGTATGCGATAACCTTTGACACAACTGACTATTCTAATGGAGTAACTTTATCCAATAGTTCAAGGATAAATGTTAAAAACGCTGGTGTATACAACATTCAGTTTAGTATTCAGTTTAAGAACACAACAAACGATTCGCAAGATACAGATATATGGTTTCGCAAGAACGGAACTGATATAGCAAAGTCAAATAGTCGGTTTGGCCTAGCCCCAAGGCGGTCTGCTGGCGACCCTTATCACACGATTGCAGCTCTAAACTTCTTTGTTGAGTTGGCGGCTAATGATTACATTCAACTAATGTGGCGGGTATCTGACACGGGTGTCTCAATTGAACATTACGCTGCGGGTACAAGCCCGACACGGCCAATAGTTCCATCTGTAATCTTGACCGTGAACTATGTCAATCCATCGGCCAGCACTAACATTTATGTTAGTTCCAAGGGTAAGGGAACGGCAACGCTCTCGCATTTTGCAAATTCAACCGCCAGCAAAACATATGACTATGTAATTGTTGGATAATGTATATAATTGGCTCCGTGTGGATGACCCGCTTCGGAGTCCCTTAGATAAAAGGAACATCTATGGCTGTCGAAACCGTAACATCTACACAATCAACACAAATTGACCCAACCATTCAGCCTTACCTCAAGTATGGTCTGACTGAGGCGCAACGTCTGTATCAAGCTGGCGGCCCACAGTATTACACTGGTCAGGGCTATGTTGGCCCATCAACGGCAACGCAAACAGGCTTACAAGCATTACAGGCTCGCGCAACTGCTGGTAACCCTTTGTTGTCTGCCGCACAAAATCAGTTGTATGGGACAGTACAAGGCGACTATTTAGGCGGTAACCCGTTCTTCTCTGGGGCTTTCCAACCTGCTGCTGAAGCTGCTACATCTCAGTTCAACCAAGCAATCGGCAACATTGGCTCACAGGCTTCTAAGGCTGGCCGCTATGGTTCTGGCGCAATGGGCGATCTCCAGACTCAAGCGGCTGGTCAATTGGCAAAGAGCCTGACGGGTACTGCTGGCGCATTGGCTTATCAGAATTACGCAGATGAACGCGCTCGCCAACAGCAAGCTACGTTTGGTGCGCCAGGGATGGCACAAGCTGATTACGCTGACATTCAAAACCTGTTGAACGCTGGTAAGTTGGGTGAAGGTTATCAACAGCAAGCTCTTACTGCTGATATGCAGAAATTTGCATACAACCAGCAATTGCCTCAAGCCCAGTTGACTAATTATCTAAATCAAGTCTACGGCTTCCCTGCTGGAAAAACCAGTACAACACAAACACCTTATTTTACCAATCCTATGGCTACCGCCTTGGGAACTGGTCTGTTGGGTGTGAATTTGTTAAGTGGTCTGGACAAGATGGGTACAGGCGGCACTGGCGGTATTCAACAAGGCTACAACTGGTTAACAAGTGGTTGGGGAAGCCCTAGTTATGGCAGTCCGTCTGATTACGGCAACTTCATTGCGTAATTACCAAGGATAATATATGGCACTCCTAGATTCATTCTTTGGCGGCACACCGTCTTATTACGGTGGTCTTCTCGGTGAAGACGAGATGCGCCGCTTGCAAGGTCAGGCATCTGAACAAGGTCAAATGTCTTTAGCTAACGCGCTACTTCGTGCTGGCGCTCCAAGCCGTACACCTGGCGGCGGTGCTTTGGCTATCTCTGAAGGCTTGCAGATGGGCCAACAGGCTTACAAACAAGCGTTGGCTCAAGGTCTTCAGGAAAAGATGCAGGGTTTGCAAGTGCAGGATGCAATCCGTAAACAGCAAGAGGCAGAAGCTGTGCGTAAGTTCTTGCCTCAATTGATGCAGCCTGGTGCAATGCAACAGAACTGGTCTGGCGCACCTGAACAGATTGGCAACTACTTCCAAACTGGTGAAATCCCAATGCAACAAGCGCCAAGCACGATCAATCGTGATGCTTTGCAGCGTTTGGCTGTGGCTGCACCTGAACAGTTTGCAAGGATTGCCCCTGGCCTCAAGGCCATGCAGCCAGAGTACAAAGAAGCAGGCGGTATGCTTTATGAGATTCCTACTTACGGTGGCACTCCTACTGTTGTCGGCGGCAAACCAAAAGAAGATTTGGCTGGTCCTGTAAAGCAGGCAATGCAAGTCTTGGGTATCAATAAACCATTTGCTGATGTAACTGCTCAAGAGCGCGCATTGATTGGTCAATACATTGATCGCCAAGAATCATTTAAACAGCCAAAGGTCAGCGTTGATTTGCGCGACCCAACTGCGGTAGCTAAAGCGCAAAGCGACTTGTTGAAAGATTGGCGTGGCGTTGTTAAAGACAGTGGCGCAACTGAAATTGCTAATCGTTTCCTATCTCTTGGTGCTGCTATGCAAGAAGCCAAAGGCGGTAATAAGCAAGCCGATGGCGCAATCATTTACAACATCGGTAAGATTTACGACCCATCTGGCGCTGTGCAAGAAGGCGACAAGGCAACTATCCTTGGCAATCGTTCAATTCCTAACGAAGTCAAAGCATATGCTCAAAAGGTTTTTGAGGGTGGTTCATTGCTTCCAGAAGAACGCCAAGGCTTGTATGCTGTTGCAAGCTCAATGGTCAAGCAACGTCAAAAGCAACTTGAGGCAGATCGTCAAAACTACCTTAAATTGTCAACAGACTTAGGCGGCACTGGTGGTTTTATTAAAGACCCTTATGCTGATGTTTTTAGCCCAAAGATGCCAGCAGACGCAACAGGCCAAGTTGACTTGATGACCTTGGCTCGTCAAGAGCAAGAGCGCCGCAGAAAGGCTAAATAATGGCTTTAGACCTCACAAAACTGTCTGAGAAAGACCTTGATGCGTTATTGAATAACGATCTGGCATCTATGTCGGATGTGGGTCTTTCAATAATTTCTGGTGAAGCTCCAAAACTTGCGCCTCCAAAAAAGACAACGGCTAGAGAAGATGTGCAAGCGGCATTTGGCTTTGACAAACCCAAAGCAAGTGTTCAATCAAGTGGCAATTTGTTAAGAGACATGGGGCTTACAGCTCGCGGGATGCTGTCTGGTGCTGCCTCTCTGCCTGCAATGATGGCCGATGTGCCTGTTGGTCTAATTAACATGGCTGCT